CGTGCTGCCCGCGCTGGCCATCGTGGCCGCGGCGTGCGTGTGGGGCTACCGCCGCTACCAGCGCCGGCGCCGCCAGTGGAGCCTCCGGCTCACGCCCGGCGAGCACCGCGGCACTTTCGTGGTGCCGGCGCGGCTCCCGGTGGCCCGCGACCCGGCCAGCTCGCCGGTGACCGTCGTGGACTACTGCCGCGACCTCTTCATGGTGCGCACGCCCCGCGGCTTGCGCAACGTGGGGCCTGTGCTGTTCCTCGGCAACAGCAGCCACCCCAGCAACCGCGCCTCCGAGTGGGCCGCGGTGCTCAAGCGCGTCGGCAACGGGCCCGTGGACTGGGAGGAGCGCGGGCCCGACAACGTCGGTGCGGTCCGCATGACCCTCCAACACCACCTCTCCACCTTCGGTGAGCAGCTCGACGAGCTCATCGAGCACCGCGACGAGTGGGAGCGCCGCTTCAACACCGTGAAGCAGCAGCGCAACGCCATCGCCCGTTGTGACGTGGTTTGCGTGCTGATGGAGTATTTCCCCGGCAGCGCCGACAACAAGCTGATGCACCGCAGCACGCTGCTGGTCAAGCGCGAGTCGTCGCGCCGCAGCGCCGCCGCCAACATCCTCGGCAACACGGTGAGCAACGCGCGCGCCATCATGGCCGGGTCTGCGCACCTCAGCGTGCTCGTGGGCCCGTGGGTGTGGAGCATGAGCCGCCTCCTCAAGAAGCGGTTCCAGACGGAGAGCCTGCCCACCGACAACTTCGTGTACGCCGCGGGCGCCGCCAACGACGAGATCAGCGCGTGGATCGCGCGCGACGCGGCCGACGGGCTGACGGAGCACTGGAGTGCCGACGTGAGCCAGTGCGACGCGAGCATCAACGTGGTGCACGCCGGGCTCTTCGCCGGCATGCTCCGCGCCGCCGGCGCGCCGGAGGAGGTGTGGCGCGCGTTGGCCATGGACTCCTTCCAGTGCTTCGGCACCGGCAAGCACATCGCCTTCCGCCACGCCTACATGACGAAGAGCGGGCGCGACTGCACCACCGTCCAGAACACGGTGTACGTCGGCGCGACGGTCCTCGCCGCCATGCGCATGTGCGGCATCACGAAGTACCGCGCGTACATCTGCGGTGACGACGTGCTCGTCACGCTCACGGAGGCGGACGCGGGCAAGTTCGCGGCGTGGCAGGCGGCCGCGCTCGCGATGGGCATGGAGATGAAGGGTGAGCGCACCTACTTGGACCAGAAGCCGTTCACGAACTACCTCTCCTGCCTTTTCTACCCCATCGAGGTCGCCGACGTGGCGCTCGCGGTGGATGATGTGGTCCCCGTGGACCACATGATGGGCCCCAAGCCCCACCGCGCCCTCGCGAAGATCGGCTGGACGATCAACGCCTACCGCCGCTCGGAGGCCGCCGAGCACCGCGGCGCCCTCATGGGCATGGACGCGGACCACGTGCCCCTCCTGGGCGTGTGGGTCTCCGGTGCGCTGGCGCGCACCAGCGGCCGCGCGGTGCTCCCGTACCGCCGCCGCAAGGCCAACCTCCAGCAGTACATCATGCGGCGCCCCG